TTGAATGATGAGATGAGAAAAAATGTAGAGTTAAAAGGGCAATTAGAAGTAAAATCTTCTGAGCTGGCAGGAAAAAATGCTGAATTGGAAGTAAAATCTTCCGAGTTGGCAAGTCAGCATCAAGAGGTTGTTGATTTGAAGAATCAGATTTTAAAATTAGAATCTTCAATTTCAACTTCTAAGCCCAAAAAGAGTAATTCAGTATTTGATCCGATAGAATCCACACCATTGACCCCTTCTTCATCTAAAGGAAAAGATGGTAGTACATTCTAATGGCAAATACAGTAATTGAATTAAGACACTCTAGAGCTACAGGTAACACACCTAGTAGCTTAGCCAATGGCGAACTTGCCATTAACACCTATGATGGAAAACTATTCTATCGTGGTGGCGTATCTAATACCATCCAAACAATTACACGATTTACTGGACCAGCTGGATTAGATACTGAGGTACAGTTCAATGATAGCGGTTCATTAGGTAGCTCAGGAAAACTTAGCTTCAATAAAACAACTGGACTTCTAACAGTTGATGGTACTGTTCGTGCCAATATTTTTAGTGATGATGGTACCGATTTGCTTGTGTTTGCCAATAGTGCATTTAATAAAGCAAATTCTGCATTATCAAACACTAATCTGAATGTTTCTGGAACACTCAGAATGTTAAATCAGGGTGGTGATGAAGGTGGTGAATTATTTTTAGATAAACCAGTTACAAGCACATCTTTAGCAGCTGGTATAACAATTGACATTTTTCAAAACAAATTAAGATTTTTTGAAACTGGTGGTAGTGTTCGTGGCGTCTTTATTGACATGGCAAATAGTGCTGCACCAGGAGTTGGTACAGACTTATTAAATCCCACTTCAATATCTGATACAGTAGCAAGAGCTACAGCCAATGCGGCTTTTAATTCTGCTAACTTAATTCAGACTTATGTTACTAGTGCCAATGCAAACATAAGCTTACTACAAACATATGTAACAACTGCTAACGCCAATATCGCAACAATATTGGCCACTAATACCACACAGAATACTAATATTACAGCTGCGTTTAGTCAAGCTAATGCCGCATATACAAGAGCAAACAATTCTCTAAATGCAAATACTGGTGGTACTGTAACAGGTGATATTACTGCTACGTCATTTATTACCACTGGCGCTTTTGGTAATATTACTGGAGCTAATACAGTCTATGCTAATAACTTTGTAGCTAATACAGGGTTCATTCAGTTCTCAGACGGATCAAGACAATATACTGCCAATGCAGGATCAGGTGGAGGCGCAAGCGGTGCAAATTCGTTTGGCCAAATTATTGCTAATGTAGGAACAATTCTTGCAACCAGTTCTAATGATTCTTTACAGATAGTTGGAGAATCAGGTATATCAGTTTCTTCAAATGTTTCCGCAAAGAAAATTGTTATAAGTGTTCCTGCAGGATTTACTTTTACTACAGCTGACTATGGTTTTGTAACTGAATCTACTAATATAATTTACGACTATGGAACAATATAAATAACTACTATGGCTACACAAGTTCAACTAAGACGAGGTAATACATTACAGACCAGTACATTTACTGGTGCTGTTGCTGAAGTTACCATCGATACAGATAAAGAAACAATAGTTGTCCACGATGGAACAACAGTTGGTGGATATCCTTTAGCAAGAGAAAGTTCATTATCAGCTAATGCAATCTTTTCTCAAGCAGCATTCAATGCAGCCAACTCAGCTGCTACAATCTCAGCTGCTACTGATTTAACACAGAACAATTCCATAGCGGCCGCATTCTTAGCAGCCAATTCAGCAGCCACTTTATCATCAGCTACTGATGCAACTCAGAACACCAACATTACATTGGTAACAAATACTGCAACAGCTGCGTTTATTCACGCTAACGCATCTTTTGCTTTTGCAAATACCATATCTGGTGGAGCCGCAATTGATAATGTTGCTAGAAGTTTAGCCAATACAGCAACTACACTATCAGCAGCTACCGATTTAACACAAAATACTAATATCACCAATGCACAAAATACTGGTGATGCCGCTTTTCTGGCTGCAAATTCAGCTGCTACATTACAGTCAGCTATTAACTTAACACAGAATAATTCCATAACGGCTGCTTTCTTAGCAGCCAACTCAGCTGCTACACTATCAGCTGCTACCGATTTAACACAAAACGCCAACATCACATCAGTAACGAATACTGCAACAGCTGCTTTCTTAGCGGCCAACTCAGCAGCCACTTTGTCAGCTGCAACTGATTTAACACAGAACAATAACATAACAGCTGCATTTGCTGCAGCTAATGCCGCTACTGAAATTAATACCACTCAAAATAACAGTATAGCGGCTGCATTTACTAGAGCTAATAATTCCGTCAACGCAAATACTGGTGGTACAATTACTGGCGATTTAATTGTTACTGGTAACTTAACGATTAGTGGTCAAACAACGTATGCGAATACCATATCTGTTCAACTTGGTGATAATATTATCACCCTTAATGCTGAGACACCAACTTCATTAACACCAACAGAAAATGCTGGTTTTGAAGTCAATCGTGGTAATACTTTTGCAAATGCTTCTTTCCTATGGATAGAAAGTGCAGGCAAATGGCAAGCAAATACTGGTACAGCAACTGGTGCTTATTTTATTGCAAACGAAGCGAATGCAACATCTGCTGGTGTTTATGCTAATGGCGCATTTGCTGTTGCTAATCAGAGTTTACAAATTGATACAACTCAGAACAATAGCATCACAGCTGCATTCACTCAAGCAAATACCGGTGTTAACAATGCTTTATCGGCCAGTAATTATGCAAACGCTGCTTTCTTAGCAGCCAATTCAGCAGCTACATTGTCAGCTGCTACTGATTTAACACAGAACAATTCTATTACAGCCGCCTTTGCACAAGCAAATACGGCAGTTAATAATGCTTTATCGGCCAGTAATTATGCTAATGGAGCGTTTACATCTTCTAATACAATTCAAACATATGTAACTAGTGCTAATGCAAACATTAGTTTATTGTTTTCATATGTAAATACTGCCAATGCAAATATTACGGCTGCTTTTGCTGCAGCTAATGCCGCTAGTGCGGCTGATTTAACACAAAACAATTCCATTGCGGCTGCATTTACACAGGCCAACCTTGCTACCACTAATGCATTGTCAGCTTCGAATTATGCTAATGGTGCTTTTGCTGCAGCTAATTCAGCTGCTACACTATCAGCTGCTACCGATTTAACACAAAATGCCAATATCACATCGGTAACAAATACTGCAACAGCTGCTTTCTTAGCAGCCAACTCAGCTGCTACACTATCAGCTGCAACTGATGCAACTCAAAACAATTCCATAGCAGCTGCATTCACACGTGCTAATAATTCTATTAGTGCAAATGCGGGTGGTACAATTACAGGTGATTTAGTTGTTACTGGTAACTTAACAATTAGTGGTGCAACTACTTACGCTAACACAACCTCAGTTCAACTTGGTGATAACATCATCACATTGAATGCTGATCTTCCTGTTTCTGTTGCACCATCTGAGAATGCTGGTTTTGAAATCAATCGTGGTAATGCATTAGCAAATTCTTCTTTCTTATGGATAGAAAGTGCAGGTAAATGGCAAGCCAACAGCGGTTCTGCAACTGGTGCATTCTTCATTGGTTCAGAATCAAATGGCATTTATGCTAACGGTGCTTTCATTCAGGCTAATGCCGCATTTACAACTGCTAACCAAAGTTTAGCAATTGACCTTACACAAAACAACAGTATTACTGCTGCCTTTACACAGGCCAATACCGCTGTATTAAATGCTGGTAATGCTTCTATCTACGCTAATGGTGCTTTCGCAGCTGCTAATACGGCTGTTGCAAATGCTGGTAATGCTTCTATCTACGCTAACGGTGCTTTCTTAGCAGCCAACTCAGCAGCCACTTTATCAGCTGCTACCGATTTAACGCAAAACAATAGCATAACAGCTGCTTTCAATCAGGCAAATACGGCAGTTAATAATGCTTTAAGTGCTAGTAATTATGCAAATGGTGCATTCACATCGTCTAATACAATACAGACTTATGTAACAAGTGCTAATGCAAACATTAGTTTATTATTCTCGTATGTAAATACTGCCAATGCAAATATTACGGCTGTATTTGCTAATGTTACGGCAGCATTCACACAGGCCAATACTGCTGTAACAAATGCTGGTAGTGCTTCTATCTACGCTAATGGTGCTTTTGCTGCAGCTAATTCAGCTGCTACACTATCAGCTGCTACCGATTTAACGCAAAACAATAGCATAACAGCTGCTTTTGCTGCAGCCAACTCAGCTGCTACACTATCAGCTGCTACTGATTTAACACAGAATACAAACATTACCAATGCACAGAATACAGCCGATGCTGCTTTCTTATCTGGTAATACTGCTGCTACATTACAGTCTACAATTAATACAACGCAGAACAATAGTATTACAACGGTAACAAATACTGCAACTGCTGCTTTTTTAGCAGCCAACTCAGCTGCTACACTATCAGCTGCTACCGACTTAACACAGAACAATTCTATAACAGCTGCTTTTACTAGAGCTAATAATTCTATTAGTGCCAATGCAGGCGGTACAATTACAGGTGATTTAGTTGTTACTGGTAACTTAACAATTAGTGGTCAAACAACTTATTCTAATACTGTACAACTCTTAGTTGGTGACAATCTTATCACATTGAATGCTGAGTTACCAACATCAGTAACACCAGTAGAAAATGCTGGTATTGAAATCAATCGTGGTAATACTTTTGCTAACTCATCACTATTGTGGATTGAGGCTTCTGGTAAGTGGCAAGCAAATAGTGGTTCTGCAACTGGTGCTTATTTCCTTGCTAATGAAGCCGTTGTTACAGCTGCTTTCTTAGCAGCCAATTCAGCAGCCACTTTATCAGCTGCTACCGATGCGACTCAGAATACCAACATTACATTGGTAACAAATACGGCAACGGCTGCTTTCCTAGCCGCCAATTCAGCAGCTACATTGTCAGCTGCTACCGATGAAACGCAAAATAATAGTATAGCAGCTGCTTTCTTAGCAGCCAATTCAGCAGCCACTTTATCAGCTGCTACTGATGCAACTCAGAATACCAATATTACATCGGTAACAAATACGGCTGCAGCTGCTTTCCTAGCCGCCAATTCAGCAGCTACATTGTCAGCTGCTACCGATGCAACGCAAAATACCAATATTACATCGGTAACAAATACGGCTGCAGCTGCTTTCTTAGCAGCCAATTCAGCTGCTACACTATCAGCTGCTACCGATTTAACACAGAACAATTCTATAACAGCCGCTTTCGCACAAGCAAACACCGATGTTACCAATGTGTCTGTAGCTGCAGGAACTTATGGTAATGCAACACATTATGGAGTTGTTACTGTTGCGGCTAATGGTCGTGTGACTTCAGTATCAACATTCCCAGTTGTAGATTCAAGTGCGATTGCTTTTTCAATTGCTTTAGGATAAAAAAATGGCAAAACCAACCACAAGAGCTGAGTTTAAGAATTATTGCCTTCGTAGACTAGGTTTTCCTGTTATCGAAATTAACGTAGATGATGACCAAGTTGATGACCGTATTGACGATGCATTAGCCTTCTTCAATGACTACCACTTTGATGGTACAGAAAAGATGTACATGAAGCACCGCATTACTGCGGAAGATATTAATCGCCGTTGGATTTATTGTCCAGATGCGGTTACTTTTGTGACCAATGTATTTCCATTTGATGATTCCAATTCATCAATCAATATGTTTGACCTGCGCTACCAATTACGCTTGCATGATTTGTATGACTTCACATCGGTGTCGTATGTGTCATATGAAATAACAATGCAACATATTGCAACATTGAATATGTTGTTCTCCGGTAAACCACAATTTAGATTCAATCGTCACCAAAATAAACTGTTCTTGGACATTGATTGGTCAAGTGACCGTGAAGTGGGTGAATATGTTGTTGTTGAATGTTATCGTAAATTACAACCAGATTCTATCACATTAACTGGTACAGTTACTTGTAATACCACATCTAATAATGTGACTGGTACTGGCACAACATTCGACCAAGAAATTTTAGAAAATGATGTTATTGTTATTGGTGGTGAAGAAAAACAAGTTAGACATATTTTTTCACCAACTGAGTTAAGTTTGTATACTCCAATTTCTTCAAATAAAACTGGAGTTTCAGTAGTTAAGGCCGGTCTTTCTGATGTATGGAATGACCGTTGGTTAAAACAATATGCAACCGCAAAAATCAAATATCAATGGGGTTCTAACCTAAGTAAGTTTGCTGGCATTCAAATGCCTGGCGGAGTTACACTTGATGGTCCTAGAATCATGCAAGAAGCACTAGAAGAAATCCATAAGATTGAAGAAGAAATGTACACAATGAGTAGCTTGCCAAGTGAGATTTTTGTAGGATAATAATGGCAACAAATGTTTATTTTAATCCATTTCCAACCAATCAGATAACTTCCGAGCAACTGCTCGTTGAAGATTTATTGATTGAAGCCTTAAAAATTTATGGCATGGATGTGTACTACCTCCCTAGGTCTAGCGGAGATGTGGTCGACTACATTTATGGTGAAGATTCAAATAAACAATATACTTCCGCATATCCAATTGAATTGTATTTGGAAAATGTTACAGGCATGGATGGTGAAGGAGATTTTATCTCCAAGTTTGGTTTAGAGATTCGTGATGAGATAACACTACTTGTTTCTCGCAGAAGGTTTGCCGCAACTGTGCCACAAAAAAGGCCGAATGACGGTGATTTGATTTATGTACCTTTGGTGCAAAACTTTTTTGAGATTAGTTTTGTAGAACACGAAAACAACCAAGCAATGTTCTATACATTAGGTCGTGGCCGTGGTGCCAATGTCTATGTTTATGCATTAAAATTAAAACAATTTGTATTCTCTAATGAATTAGTATCTACAGGCCTTCCAGAAATTGATGACCAAATTAGAGATGCATATTCAAGAACACGGATTTCATTGACCACTGGTAGTGGTACTTTTGTCAATGATGAGATTGTATATCAAGGTGTTGCTTTGGCCAATGCGACTGCACAAGCTATTGTCCACACATTTATTCAAAATACACACATTGATGTAATTCGCACACAGGGAACATTTGTATCTGGTTCAGTTAAAGGTGATACAAGTAATGCATTGTGGACAATTAATACTGTATCTGATACTGCAACTATGAATACTGCCTTTGAAGATGTTGTTGATAATGCTAGATTTGAGGCAGAAGCCGATGGCATTATGGACTGGACAGAAACTAACCCATTTGGTACTGATTAAATATGCTAGGCCATCCACACTTTTATAATAGAACCATTCGCAAAATAGTGGTGGCTTTTGGTTCTATGTTTAATGATATTCAAGTTGTTCGTTACAACAAAGATGTTAATATTCCTGGTCAAATCTTTAAAGTGCCATTGTCATATGGTCCAAAAGAAAAATATCTAACTCGTATTACCAGTGACCCCGATTTAACAAAATCTATTGCTACTATTGTGCCTAGAATTTCGTTTGAAATGACTGGTATGTCATATGACCCAAGTAGAAAGAAAATGTCTACTGTTCAAAACTTTGCTTTGGATTCTAATAATAGTTTAGTTAAACAATATGTGCCTGTACCCTATGACTATGAATTTTCATTGTCAATCTATGTAAGAAATACGGAAGATGGTACACAAATTATTGAACAGATTTTACCATTCTTTACACCAGATTTTACTGTTAGTGTAGACTTTATTCCTTCAATGGGTCAAAAATATGATTTGCCTATTAAGTTAGATTCTGTTTCCACAAGTATTGATTATGAAGGTGACATGTCAACTACCCGTTTGATTATGTGGGACTTGACATTCACACTCAAAGGATATATTTGGCCACCAGTTAAAGCTAATACAGCTCAAGGACTAATTGGCACATACAGTACATCAGCTGCTGCATATGGTTTTGCTAGGTCTAACATTTATATTGATACCAATGTACGTGATTCACAAAAAGTTTATGTAAACTTTGCAACTGGTAATAATGTGTTTACTACTGGTGAAACTATCCGTGTTGAGAACAAAGATGTTACTGGTAAAGTAGTTTATTTCAGTAACACAGTTAGTGGTATTTTGGTGTTGAGTGATTTAAATAAACTTGTATCTGCCAATGATGTGGTTACAGGTGATTATTCACACGCTAAATACAAAGTAACATCTACTGAAAATTCTAAAGTATTGGCATCCAAAATTGTAGTACAAGCAGACCCACTCAATTCTGCGCCAGATGACCAGTTTGGATTCACCGATACTATTACTGAATGGCCTAATACATTAACATGAACAAATTGAACGCAACCCTTTCTGAAGTTTTAGATGTTGAACCCATTGGTTCGACAGAGCTTCTGCCTGCAACACCAGTTACTAAGGTTGATGATGACGCAGATTTTGCCCGTGATAACATTCGTACCTTAATTGAAAAGGGTAACCTTGCAGTTGATGGCATTCTTCATGTGGCAAAAGAGTCTGAACACCCAAGGGCATATGAAGTTGCAGCCAATCTAATCAAAAACTTGTCAGATTTAAATAAAGACTTGATGGAAATCCAAAAGCGTAAAAGAGATTTGGCACCACAATCACAAAGAAGTGGTGATATCAATGTTGATAAAGCGGTGTTCGTTGGTTCAACCACAGAATTGGTCAAGTTTTTAAAGAACAATAAATAAGGATACTATGGAACAATTAATTCAACAACTAAAAGTTATTTTGGGTACAAACTTTGGTTTGTATTTCAAGTCACACACCTATCATTGGAACATTGAAGGTCCAAATTTCAATGACTATCACGCCTTTCTAAACGCATTCTATACGGCAGTATGGGGCAATACAGATTTGATTGCTGAAAAGATTCGTATGTTAGATTCTTATGCACCAACAAGTCTTGCTCGTATGTTGGAACTTTCCGATGTACAGGAATCAGATTCTATTCCTTCTGCTCTTGCCATGCTAGCAGACTTGAAAAAAGATAATGACAAATACATTGTTCATCTTAGAGCTGGTATTGTAGCAGCAGACCAAGCAGGCGAACCTGCTATTTCTAATTTCTTACAAGATATATTAGACCAACATCAAAAACAAGCTTGGATGCTTCGCAGTATCATTAAATAATTATGGATGCAGGTGGTTACCTAGGTAATGCAAACCTCAAAAGGACAGGCGTTGAACTGTCCTATACTGAGGAACAAGTTGCCGAGATTATAAAATGTACTGAAGACCCGGTCTACTTCATTAGAACCTATGTTAAGATTGTTAACGTAGACCATGGTTTAGTACCATTTGAAATGTGGCCGTTCCAAGAGGACATGGTCAGAACATTTCACAACAATCGTTTTTGTATTGCAAAGATGCCTCGACAGGTTGGTAAAACAACCACGACTGTGGGATATATGCTTTGGTCTGTATTGTTCCAAGATGACTACAGTATTGCTATTCTAGCGAACAAGGGTTCTCTTGCTCGTGACATTCTAAGCCGTGTACAGTATGCATATGAATACTTGCCATTGTGGTTGCAACAAGGTATCATTACTTGGAACAAAGGTAACATTGAGTTAGAAAACAAATCTAAGATTGGTGCCTTTGCAACATCAGCAGCTGGTGTTCGTGGAGGTTCTTACAACTTGATTTTCTTGGACGAATTTGCTTTCGTTCCTAAAAACATGGCAGATGAGTTCTTCACATCTACTTACCCCGTGATTTCATCTGGTAAAACTACCAAAGTTATCATTGTTTCTACCCCCTATGGTCTGAACCACTTCTATAAGATGTGGGTAGATGCTGAAGAAGGTCGTTCAACTTATAAACCACTTGAAGTCCATTGGTCACAAGTGCCTGGCCGTGATGCGGCATGGAAAGAAGAAACGGTCCGTAACACTTCAGAAGAACAATTCAGACAAGAGTTTGAAACAGAGTTTATCGGTTCATCTGCAACTCTTATTTCTGGTTCTAAACTGCGCTCAATGGCATTCTTTAATCCAATCTTTGCAGAAGAAGGATTGGACATGTATGAAATGCCTCAGCCTGGACACATGTACATTGGTACAGTTGACTGTTCGGAAGGCGTTGAGCAGGATTACTCCACTATAAATATCATTGATGTGACACAGGTACCTTATAAACAGGTTGCCAAGTATCGCAACAATAAACTACCATTGTTATTCTTTCCAACTATCATATACTCCATCTGTAAAAGATATAATGAGGCATATGCTTTGATTGAGACTAACAATGTGGGACAACAGGTTGTTGACATTCTCCACTATGATTTGGAGTATGAAAACATCTATAAGTTAGAACACCACCACATTAAAGGCCAGGCCATTTCTGGTGGTTTCAAACGCTCGACTTCTTTTGGTATTAAAACAACTAAATCCGTGAAAAAGATTGGTTGTGCCAACTTAAAAACTTTGATTGAAAACGATAAGTTGATTGTCAATGACTTTGATACGATTGCTGAATTAAATACATTCGTTAGAGTCAGGGATAGTTATCAGGCAGAAGAAGGTAATAATGATGATTTGGCCATGGGTCTGGTGTTGTTCGCTTGGTTGGCGGCACAATCATATTTTAAAGAGGCTACTAACATTGATATCCGTAGATACATGTTGGAAGAACAAAATATGCTTGTAGAAGAAGACTTGGCACCAGTTGGAATCATAGATGATGGTCGCCGTGAAGAAGTCCTGGTGGACAGCGGCGATGTGTGGACTGAAAGAGGTTATCTATCCTCAAGATTCTAAAAAACTAAATAGAGTATTAGTTATAAATATAATTGACCCAATAACAATAAGGAGAAATCCATGGCATTTCAGCTATCACCTGGGGTAAATGTATCAGAAATCGACCTGACTACAATAGTCCCTTCCGTCGCCACTTCAATTGGCGCTTTTGCTGGACAGTTTGCTTGGGGTCCAGTTGGTGAAGTCATTACCGTTTCTGACGAGGTTCGCCTTGTCGACCGTTTCGGTAAACCTGACTCTGTAAATTATGAATACTGGTTCTCAGCCGCAAACTTTCTAGCTTACTCAAATAACCTCAAAGTAGTTCGTGCAGCTAACACTACTTCAACATTGAATGCTACCGCTAACGGTACAGGCGTGTTGATTAAAAACCAAGATGATTATCTTGATAACTATTCTACTTCCAATTCTGGTCGTGGTATTGTTACTGCAAAATATGCTGGTGCTCTTGGTAACACTTTACGTGTTTCTATCTGTGCTTCATCTGCTGCTTACTCATCCAACTTAACAGTTACAGATTCTCTTAGAACTAATGCTGTTGGATCTGGTGAAACTACTATCAACATTAATGGTAATGCCAATGCTGCAGCTAACTTGCAGTCTGGTGATTTAGTTTCTGTTGACGGCGGTACAACTTACATTCGTGTTGCATCTGTTAATGCTACTGCAATTATTGTTGCATCTGCACCAGGTATTGTAGCTGCTAACGCTTCAATCCTTCGTAAATGGCAATATGCTGACCAATTTGGTATTGCACCAGGTACTTCTGATTATGCAACTGCTGCTGGTGGTTCTAATGATGAACTGCACGTTATTGTTGTTGACGAAGATGGTCAATTCTCCAACGGTGTTGCTAACACAGTTCTTGAAAAGTTTGCATTCGTTTCTAAAGCATCTGATGCTAAGTTTGGCGATGGTGCTACAAATTACTATGTTAATGTATTGAATCAACGCTCACGTTATGTGTGGTGGACTGCTCACGCTGATGGCAATTCTGGTTGGGGTACTGCTGCGGCAGGAACAACATATGATGCTGCCAACGGAATGAGAAATCCTACTTACCGTTCATTAGCTGGTGGTTCAAACGGTACAATTACTGCTGGTAATATCAATACAGCTTATGGTTTGTTTGCTAATCCTGATTCAGTCGATATATCATTGATTGTTTCTGGTCCAGGCGATGCGACTGTTGCTGGTTATTTGGTTTCTAACATTGCAGAAACTCGTAAAGACTGCTTGGTATTCTTGTCACCAACTAAAGCATCCGTTGTTGATAACATCGGTTCTGAATCTGCTGCAGTTATCACATACCGTGATTCATTGACTTCATCTTCTTTCTCTGTTATCGATTGTGGTTACAAATACCAATTCGATAAGTACAATGATGTGTATCGTTGGATTCCATTGAATGCTGACATTGCTGGTACATGTGCTCGTACAGATATTGAACGTGACCCATGGTTCTCACCTGGTGGTTTCAACCGTGGTGTAATCAAGAATGTTGTAAAACTATCTTGGAATCCAACTAAAGCTGAACGTGATAACCTTTATGTTAAAGGTATTAATCCAGTTGTTACGTTCCAAGGTGAAGGTACTGTACTATTTGGTGACAAAACTATGTTGAGCAAACCATCTGTGTTTGACCGCATCAATGTTCGCCGCTTGTTCATCGTGTTGGAGAAATCTATTGCTAAGGCTGCACGTTCTTCATTGTTCGAATTTAACGACCAATTCACAAGAGCACAGTTTGTCAATTTGGTTGAACCGTACTTGCGTGATGTTCAAGGTCGCCGTGGTATTACAGACTTCCGTGTGGTGTGCGATGAGTCTAATAATACCCCTAACGTAATTGATTCAAATCAATTTGTTGGAGACATTTACATCAAACCTGCACGCTCTGTTAACTTCATTCAACTTAACTTCGTTGCTGTTCGCACCGGTGTAAGTTTTACAGAAGTTGTTGGCCAATTCTAATAAATAGAGAAAACAGGAGAAATTAAATGGCTTTTAATGTAAACGAATTCCGTTCCCAACTAGTTGGTGACGGTGCCCGTCCGAATCTTTTTGAAGTTTCGTTGCCGTTCCCTGCGTTCTCTGCGCCAGGGAATGCACAGGCTAAAACCACTTTCATGTGTAAGACTGCACAGTTGCCTGGCTCTACGCTAGGTGTTGTGCCAGTTCAATACTTTGGTCGTGAGTTGAAGTTTGTTGGTAACAGAACATTCGCTGATTGGACTATCACAATCATCAATGATGAAGATTTTGTCATTCGTAATGCCTTCGAGCGTTGGATGGCAGGCATCAACAGTCACGGTCTTAACGTGCGTAACCCAGCTGCATTGACACCTGGTGGTTACACAGTTGACGGTGAAGTAACTCAATTTGGCAAGAAAGGTGATGCTCT